CGGTCTCTATCGCGTCGACTAGTCCCCCACTACTGACATCTCGGGTAAGCAAATCATCGCCATTTATAAGACAGCGATGACCGGTCCATTCCTTGAACCGGATTTTCCCACTTGTCAAGAGCGTGGTTAACGCCATGTCGACTACGGTCTTGTTTACCAAGCAGAGCAGAGGGAAGCTCATCAGACTTCCCATAGGCTGCCCGCTTTCTGCGGTGAACCCGTCAATCCGAAGATCGCCGAGAACATCCAAGCACCGGACCTCGTCGTCACTCAAACCCACACTCTTTTGCTTTAGCACATCTATCATCGCGCGTACATACGCCAACTTAATCTTGTCGGTCGCTGACGAATAGTCAAAGCTGAGCCAGTTGGCACCGGCACAACCCTCAAGTAGATGCGCAAGCTTGTCATGGGTAGGGCTACCCACAAGAAGCCACCCCTTCCGTTTGAGGATCGAGTAGAGACAGGTATGGAGGGGCTTGAGAACCTCGGAGTTGAAACTCGGGTAAAGAGTCACAATCCTTGGCTTGCCCTTGGAGTAAATCAGCTCTACGCTGGGCTCCACACCAAACTCCTGACGGTTCCAGTTACCGCCCTCTCTCCTCGAGTAATCATTTGTCGCGTGTCCGTTCGGGACAAAACAGACACGCTCTTTTTTCTCGTCCCACCTATCAGGGATGTTCGCGGAGAACGCCCTTTTAAATTTTTCTAGATGTTGCTGGTCAACATCCTCTAGGTGGCGCCTTTGCCTTTTCCACGCTTCCACTAGGGAATCCTGCTGGTCTTCGCAGTATTCACACGGTTGGGCCTCGACTTTCATCGAGGTCTTAATGGAAAGTTCTTGAGCAACGGTAAGCTCATGAACGTACATTGACCGGATACTACTGCGGAGGCTACCGCAATAGATTTCCTTAGGTAGCGGACGAACCGCCTTTAGCCGTTGATCGGCCCCAAGGAGCTTCACAATGGCACGTGCCTTCCTTCTATGCTCTTTCAGCCGGGCACAACAGCTGAAATCTTCTTTGTTAGGGGGGGGGGGGAAAGCAGGTGGGCCATCCCAAACGCACAACAGCCGATCAAGTGCCTCCTGGAGGACATCACCGCTGTCGTGAGAGATGCGCTTCGCATAAAGCTTGTCGCGAAAGTGGTGCGCCCGCGGATACGGAAAATCCGGGTACGTCCCCCACTCCACACGAAAGCTAACCCTCACCTCCCCGTTCACATTCCCTTCGAATTTCCATTTTCTGGGTCTTGGTGGTATC